CGTACATCCTATACGGCCAACGTCAACTCCTAGTACATAATAGGCTGATCTACTAGACCTGCCGCTATACTCTCCTTCCGGCTGCCGCAATACTCTATGTTTATCAAAAACCTAAGATGAGAAAAATGCATTCTAAGCGTCTCCGCTCCATAACGATCTCACTTATCTTACGAGTGACCGCAATCACTCTCTTCAGATTTCTCTGAAGGCGAGACTATATCTTCAGAATATCTCCATATAAAACCTTTATATGTTTTTATTTTACCTCTGCAACATTCTCCTATATGTGAATTAGAAGAAACTCCTAAACTTCTAGCAGCCTCTCCTGTAGAATTGTATTTATTAATAAAACGTCCATTTAAATCGTATTGAAAAACCTCTTTTGATTTTCCTAAATTTGGATAATTCTTTATTTTTTTTAATTTTTTTTCTTTCGACCAATAAAAACCCCCAGAAAGAGTTTTTATTTCTTTTTGTAATTCTTGATATATTAAAGATTCATTAATTTTGACAGCTTTAGCTGCCTATTTTACAGTTTTATATTCTGCAACTAATTGTTGATCTTTATTGAAACAAAAAACATGCTCAAATTTTCTTAAATTATTTTTTAATGCATGTTGAGCATTTTCTTGAGGAGTTACCCACTATAAATTATCAATGTAATTATTTAATTTATTTCCATCTTTATGATTTATTTCTGTTTTATTTTTATTCTATGGCTAAGGTAAAAATGCCATAGCTACCAATCTATGCGCATAACGTCTTTTTTTAGATCCGTCTGGCATAGTTAACATATAAGAAAAATAATGGTTTTTATAATTCTATTGTCCTTGTAAATATTTACCTGTTTTAGAATTATAACATTTTCCATCTTCAGTAATAAAATAAGAGGTACTAATATTATCAATAATAATTTGTTTCATAATAATAACCTTTCTTTTGTATTCTGTATTGTACTGCTTTACGCATTGTAAAGTACTTAGTCGTTGAACCTTCCTCTGTTCAAGGCTCGGCTGCTGATTTCCCAATCCATATAATTTTTAAACATTCACACTTGAATATCTTTCATTTCTATGTTGTAGTTTATATGGCTCTAAGGGTGTTCCAGCAATTCTCAATAATTTTAATAGTACAAAATCTTTTATACTATCTATCAAAAGAATCCTCATTAAAAGTACCAGATAATTTTAATTGCTATACAAAATCTTCATCTAACAACCCCTCTAATATAGGCGTTTCATAAGTTCCGCCCATTATCATAACTTCATCTGGCTAAATTAAACTACGTATCAATAGCTAAATAAGTTTATCATAAGCGAACGAATTCTTCCATCCTGCGGTAGTAATATATATTTGTGACTTATTAACCACTTCTTTGCTATCACGAGTGCCGTCCGCAAGTTGTCTATTAACGTTAGTAGTAGGAATAATAACTTCATTTAACATTGTTTGGTCAATAAGAACACATTCTTCCATAATTCCGCCTGTTCTTCTTTGTCCTCTTGAAGATTCTTTTGCGGCAAGAATACTTATTCTTGAACCGTTTTTAAATACATAGTTTACATCATCTCTTGACTTTTTAGTTTTACCTCTATCCCAGTTTATCTAATTTGCAAGCGCGGGAATTAAACGGCAAATTTCCTCAATTTTCGCTACAGTAATTGAAGCAGCCTGTTCCTTACCACCCGTAGTTACAAATAAATCGGCACCAGGATAAAGAACGCATCTAATCATCAACGCCATCATTGATAAAAAGGATTTTGAATACGCACGCGGGAACGTTGCATAAACATACCGATGCCGCATAACAATTCGCAAAAAGATCCGCTGGTAATAAAGAAATTTAAAAGTACCCTCTGGACCTTGTATAAAATCAATAAATAAATCAGGATACTATCTAAAAAAAGCAATTTTATCTCTTATATCATCTATATGCTAAAGTAATCTCTATTCAGATATACCTTGTTTTTTACCTTCATAAGCAAGAGAATTATCTAATAATGTTTGTAAACTCATTCTTGATGCCCCCCTGTTATTTTTTCAGTTTCATCAGCCTATTGTCTTAAAAATTCTTTATAAGCTAATGTATCTTCTTCTGTTAATTGAGGTACATCAAAGCCTTGTTCTTTAGCTATTTTAGTATCTTCTTTCTTCATTTGTTGCGCTCTTGCTTGTTTCAAATAATCCTAAACTTGTCTTGCGAGAGCAGCATCTTCATAAATAAGACTTCTATTATATGCTTTTAAATCATCAATAATTTTATCAATAGCATCAGGTTGTTTAATCTAAAATCTAGGTATTCGCCCACCATTTTTCTAACAAAAGGCAACTAATTCACCAACTGAATCAACGGCATCACCCTTTTCTTCTTTATTTTGTGCTGCGGTAAACTTTGCGGACTTCCTTAACATATCATAGGTTCTACTATATTTACCATATCCTTCTACATCTCCGCAGTCTAAAGCCTAATTCATTTTTAAATAAGTCTTACAAATAAGAATCAAAGAATTTTTACTATCTGCATCTTGTATATCAAACGAATTCGTCATCTAAACATATTTTTTCTAAAGTTCAATTAATTGATTCATTTTATAAGTGCGGCCCCATTTCATAACAAGATATTTCTTATCTTCTAACGTAAGGTCGGCCGCCAAATCAGGCAACTCTTCCTATGGGAAAAAATCATTTTCATTAAAAGCATTATCTTTACCGATAGCATCTTGCTAAGGTATTTTAGGCATCATTATATATTCATTCTACTTTTGAAATTCTGAACTTGATAAAGTTCTATACTGTGCCTAACTAATTTCACCTTTTTCAAGTTGTTCTTTTAATTTTTCTTGGCGGACTTCCTATGCCTCTTTATCTACACCTTCTTTTTGAGAAACCTACTTTTGTAATTCCTAACTTGTTGCCCAAGTATATTTCTTATATTGTTTTAATTTTACATAGGATAAATATTTACCAATAACAGATGTCCCTTTTAATTTTCCACCGTGCTTCGCATACTCTTTATCTCTAATTCTATTCCAAAAAATAGGAACCCAAGGAGCATCTGCCTTCTATATTATCCATAAAAAAGTACTTTCATCAAAATTATCAACGTGTAAAGTTATACATTCTTTACATATCTAAAATTTTTCACCCGTTCGATAAGAAAAGAATTTAACTTCCTACATGGTACGACCGCATTTCTAACATGTTATTTTTGCCATATTTTACCCCTCCTCTTTAGAAGAAAGATTGCTTAAATGATGTAAACGTGACTGTCCTTTTTCAAACTAGTCACTTCTTTCCCATGTAAAAGCTTGAAAGCCTTTTAGTCTTACATAAGCTAAATATTTTCCTATAATAGACGGAGTATTTGTTAGATATTTATAAAGACCTTTTTGTTCTTTTCTTCGAATCTCTTCTTTTTCTAACATCTTGTTCCATAAAGTAGGTGACCAAGGGTCATTAAATTCTTTTATATATTTTACAAAAGTATCTGGATTATAGTCATCTATATACATTTTAATACAATCTTTACAAATAGGATATTTCTTTTTCCTATCATCTCTGTAAAAGAAAAATTTAATTTCTTCCATTGTGCGTCCGCATTTTGGACATGTCATTTTAATCATATTAATCTCCTTTATACGGTATTCTTTTTACTATCTTTACTACCTTATTTTTCTTTTTATTACGACAGTCTTTACATATAGAATAAAAACCATCTTTACTGGAGGTATTTTTAGAATAAAAAATATTATGAGCTAGTTTAATCTATCCACATCTTGAACAGCGTTTCCATTCGCCTTTTTCTTTATTAGTATAATACCATAAGAGATAATTTTTCGTAGCAGTTTCCGCAATCATTTTAGGAATTTTATTTCGCCAAAGAGAAGATATATACTATATAGAATAATGAGCATCATGCTATTGCTATAAAAGAGATTGAATCTAAAGATTTGTCTTTCCATCTATTTTATAAATCAAAAGACTGTAATAAAGAGGAAAATCTTTTTCAAAGGTTTGGTCTACTATTTTATCTAATGCTTCCATAAGAAAATAACCATCTGTATAAAATTTACCATAACAGCTTTCTTTTAATCGAGAATAATTACACAAAAGAGCAGAAACATGTTTAGGATTCATAAATGATATTAAACTTTTATCTTCTATTTTTCCATTCTTTATTGTTATATTATCATCAAAATTAAGAGAATAAAAATTTTTAATACCATTTAAACAATTAATAGGTTGTTTATAAGAGTTTTTTAAAACATATTGATCTTGACGTAATTGAATTAATTGTTGCTTTAATATAAAACGATTTTTTCCTTTAGCCTTTTTCTCGCGGGCTTCGGTTTCCGCAATAGCCTACTGTAACTGTTTAAGACCAGGAATAGTTTCAATATCTTCTGCCGTAATAGATATTTTAGGCGTAAAAATAATATTTTTATCATTTGTTATTAAATTATATATTCCGTCCTCTCCGTTCTAAAATTTACTCACTAACCCCTAAAAAGATTTTTCTCTTTTATTTACCGTAATCATTCTATTGCTTGTATTTATTAATTTATCTTTTTTCTCTTGCTTTGTCATAGCAAATATAATATAATCAGCCATTACTTCTAAATATTTTTTTGTTATTTTTTCAGGAGGTAGAGAATCTATTATTTGTTGAACTAAGGCAGTTCGCGCCTATGGAGACTAAATAGTATAATCTAACTTTAAATTTTTTGAATCTTCCATTTATAAGATTCTCCTTTCTTGACCTTATATTTTTAGTATATCAAAATTTTTTGTATAAGTCAAAGTAGCTTAAATAACAAATTAACTTGTTTTTCTAAAATTTTTTTGATATAATATATTTAGAAAATGAAAAGCAAAAGGAAGGAAGAAAAAATGGAAATGATTAAAGGGGCTAATGTATTAACATATAAGGGTCATGTTGTTTATCCTTATAATTATTATCAGATTTATAACAAAGATGATTATGTTGAATATGATGGAATGATTTTTAAATCTTTAATTGACTTTAATGCAAATTATTATCCCATAGGGGCTACTCTTAAATGGAAAAGAGTGGAACATTATGAAAAAGATGATATTTTTATAAAAGACTGGGAAAAAGATAAACTTTATACTAAATATGATAAAGTTAGATATAAAGGTTATGTCTACATATGTGACGCAGATAACTTAAATGGATCTACTCCTCCTTCTGAATCTATATGGTGGAGAAAATGCGGAAGTTATAACGATGATTCCGATAAGAAACCTGCTACAATTAAAGTAAATAATGATAGAACAGGTGATGTAACAGCAGATAATATTGTTATTTACGGTAATCATACGGGAGACATTTCCGCAAATGGAGAAAAATCTGTTGTTGTAATTTTTGGTGATGTAACTGGCGATATTACTGCTAATCAAGTAATCCGCCTTGATAATTCAGACTCAAAAGCAGTTAAAGCTATGTTTTTAGACAAAAAAGGCTAGACCCAAACGTACCATGATGAACTTTAGGAATCTAAGGAGTGTTTAATGTAATGTTAAAAATAGAAGATTTTAGTGAATTTGGAGTTAGAGAAATTCTTCTTTCTTTTGAAGAATTTACAAGAGAAGGAAAAGATATGGAAATTAATTTGAATTTCTGCGCGGAACCCGCCCGTGATAATGCATGGTATCAAATTAATATCGGTGAATGTCTTGAAGATGAATATAAAGATATAGAGGAGCATCGCTTTAACAGTTTGAAAAAGGCTATTAAATGGTGGAATAAATATTTTGAGGAAAATAAAAATGATAATCAATAGTATTCTTAATTAATTAAATAAAAATTTTAATAAAGGAGATTATAACAAATAAAAATGAAGAACACAGAAAATGAGTTTAAAATGATGCAGAATGAAGTTAAAAAAGCTGTTAACGCAGGTAAGACAAATGTTACTATTTATGAGCGTGTGTCTAAAGAAACAAAGAAAAATCTGCAAAGACAAGGTTATTCAGTAAAAGTACAGCCAACTATTTTATCTGATGACGGTTGTATGACACTAATCTCTTGGTAAGAGAAAATTATATAAAGATAGGTTGATTAAATGGTTGAACAAAAGAGCTGAGGAAGAAGTATGAGTCGAGCATTGAAATGTGATATTTGCGGAGCATATTTTGATTACAACAGTAAATACATTGGTATATTTATAAATCGTTATAACCGCTATGATACAAGAGTGGAAATAAAAGAAGAGCCGCTTCTTGAATTTACTGACATGTGTCCAGATTGCTACAACGCTATCATGGAGACTATTGATGATCGCAGGAAAGTACACCATACGGAGAATGAATCGGAGGAAGACAATGACTGATGAATATATCCGCAAGCAGGATGCAGTTGATAAAATATGGATAAAGGCCGATGGTTTTGAACAAAATTACGATATTCTATATGCGCAGGGGGCAAGAGCAATGGCGATGGTGGTTGAGCAAATATCGCCCGCTGATGTTGCTCCTGTGGTATTTTGTAAGAACTGCCGCAAAAGACGTAAAGATGGTTATTGCACAAAGTTTGTACAGAACATTAGCGGGCTCGCTTCTGCATGGTTTATGCCACAAGATAATGACTTTTGTAGTTATGGCAGAAGAAAAGAATAAATAAGTTTACAAAGGAGAGTTTAATTAAATGTATGTACAAGGGCGCAAATTTTTAGTGGTAACCGTTATTAATTCGGAAAAAAGAGCTATTCCAATTGAATGTATAATTCGACTTTTTGAAGTTCAAGATGAAAATACAACTGTTATTGATTATTTTTGCGGGAAAGAACAAGAAAGAATTTGGGTTAAAGAATCTTTTGAAAGTATAATGGCGGGCGACCACACAGTTGTACTATAAGGGAAGGAGTGAGCAGGATGGACAAAAAGACCGAGGC